ACTCGCGCGTCCCCTCGATGAATTTCATCCCTGCGATGGCAGTCCCCGCCGCTACCATGAGGGGGGCCGCTGCCATGCCGCCCGCAAGCAAACCGCCCACCCCCACGCCGGCCTTGCCCGAATTGATGGCCTTCAATTCCGCGTTGGTCTTGGCCGCCGACAGGAGTAGCAGCTCCCGCCGCTGGGCCTCCGTAACCTCGGTGCTGGTGATGATGATCCGGCGGCGCTCATTCTCCGACTGGCGAATGAGCTGCTCTTGCGTCATTAGGGATCGCTTCACCCCCGCAAGTGCGCGTGCCTGTTCTGCCTCTTGCGATTGCAGCACGCGCGCGGCTGCCGCCTGCTCTGCGAGAACACGCCGCTGGGCTGCCGCTTCTCGCATGGCCGCCGCTTGTGCAAGACGATCTTGCTCTTGCTTGAACCTAACAGCGTCCCGCGCGGCCGCTTCGTCCATGTGGCGAGCTAGCCGATCTGTTGCTCGCTCTGTAGCCGCGCTGCTGGCTACGATTTTTTCAAGGTGCTCGTGTGCTTTCTCGAACCCCGTCGAGACAACTTTCAGCTCAAGTGGTTCACTCATGAAGCACCCTTTGGAAAAGCCGGTCGAGTGAGCGCAACAGGCGCACTTCCCACGGCAGGACGTTGGTTCTTGTCAAAGCAGCCCAGCTCGCGATCTCCGAATACGCCAAGGGCTCGGCCGTGCGCAATTCGAGAAACCATGCCCAAATATACCCCAACTCCTCGGGCATAGGAGGGGCCTCGTCTAGTTGTGCAGGCCTTCGCTTGGTCGTTTTCCAGACCTGCTCAAGAGCATCTCGCTGTGTCTGCCCGCTAGGGCTGCCCTTGATCGGCTTGTCGAGCCGGAAGGTTACTTCGGCGAATCGGTAGAGGGCGGCGCAGCGCTCGCTAAAAAAAGCGCACGGTCTCCTGCAACCATGTCGATCTGGTCCTGTACCTGCGGGGCATCACGAAGCCACTCGACCACGTTCTCCCGTGTGCAGGGAACATCCGCAAAGCTCCACGCGGCCACCAGAGAAGCAGCCCCTAGAAGCTTGTCCTCCGCCTTCGCCGCCTTCGTAAGCTCGACGTACTTCGCGACGTTGCGCTGATCTGAAGGAAGTGCGGCCATCGCATCCTGAATGCGCCTCCGAGCCGCGTCCTCCTCGGCCCGGAACTCATCGGAATCCTGCCCGCGCACAAGCAACCAGTGCTCGGTATCCTGCCCCGTGATCGGGCTCTTGAGCTGGACGTGAACGCCCGCGTTGGCCTGCGGCCGCGTGCAAAACTGTGTCATTGCCGTGTTCATGATCTGCCCTCCAGGTGGTTGGTCTACACGTGCGGGGTGCGCGTGATGACGATATTGCTGTTCTCGGTGGTGGCGTCAAGCAATGCCTGAAAAGGCATTGCGAGAGTGACGGGGCCAATGCCTTTCACGTCGGGCGGTGCACCCGTGTACACCACGCGCGGGATGTTCACGGCCAGGCTGTTTCCGGGCGCATCCAACAGCGTGAACGCGATCGCCGACTCGGTTCCGTTGATGAACTTGTTGAGCATCACGGAATCCTCGAAGTAGGCCGTCAACGTTCCGGTCACGTTGAAGAACCCCGGCGTCGGGCGGCGGGACAACTTCGAGCCAACCACGTAGCGCCCCTGCAACCCACCATCGATGCTGAGCTGAAGCTCGGTCACGACGGCGATGCTCGACCCGCCTTCTGTGATCGTCCCGGTGAACGAATCGAACACCGGCGTGGTGGTGGGCACGGGGTAGGTGGCGCCCGTCATGATCGCGGCGGCCGTGGTCATGTTCTGTCCGAGGATGGAGAACTGCCCCTTGACGATGGCGTTGTTGGCCAGGCTCAAGGACAGCTTGTCGATCTCGCAGCCCGTGAACCGCTGGTAGGGAAAATCGGAGATGTCCGCGAAATTGCGCTCGAAGGTGAACGACTTCCGCGTGACCCCCGCCTTGAGAACGTTGGTGTTCCAGGTGCTCTTGAGCAGCCCTTCCAGGAGAGCGTCATACGTCCCGTAGGACGCCTCAATCCCGATGTCACCCATGATCTTGTAGGCGCCCTGGCGGAAGGCGAAAATCTGATAGTCCGATCGGATCTCCTCAGACTTCAGGCCATCCTTCTGCAAGGCCAGCGAAACGCTCGTGTTCCGCAAGAGCTGAAACGCGGGGGTCGAGGTTGGCGTGGTGCCGTAAGTAACCTCGGGGATGAAGCCTATACTGTGCCGTGCGCCGTCAGCCATGATGTGATCTCCTTATCGAGGGATGAGCGTCCACCACTCGACGGTGACGCTCACGATGAACCAGTTGTCCTCAAGGCGCCCTTGCGAGCGTCCACACTTGCGAACGTGCACCACTTGCCCAGACGAGGTGAACGTACTGCCAACCTTGAACGCTTGGCGGAACGTCTCCGCGTCCGCAATCGCCGCCGCGTCCCCCGTGCCCGCCGGGTACATGAAATCGACCTGTGCGATACCGTCGGCCAGGTCTTCGCCGAGATCGCCCAGCGTCTCGCCCGATGGCACGTTGGGGATGAAGGTGAGCCGCGCCCACTTCGCATCAAGCGGCTTGGTAAACCGAACGTTCTCACGCTCCACGGGCGTGGCGCCAAGCGCCGATAGCATGGCCGTCGTGAGGGCAAGCTGAGCCGTCGCCAGCGTCATATCTGTGCACCCTTCGCGTTGCGGACAATGCGATTGACCCGGGCAACGTTCTTTCGAACCATGCCGGCGGGGGCTTTCTTCGACCAGCCGAACTCGCAGCGCCACGCATGCGCGCAGTTGTTGCGGATGTAGATCGTCTCATCGCCACGCAAGGCAGATGCGGCCTCCACCACCTCGGCGATGGCCATGTTCATGGGCCGAATGTTGAGCACGCCTTCCCGGGGAGCCCCCACGCTGGTCTGCCAGTTCCCTTGCAGAAGCCCGGTGAGCACGGGGGTGTCTCGGATGATGCTCCCGCCAAGGTCAAGCAAGGCCGCCTTGCGGATCTTCAAGATGGCCTCGCGTTGCTCGTCGCACGCCTTGGCCAGGCTGGTGGAGAAACTCATAGCTGCACCACGGCCAGGGTGTGTGCGATCAACGTGCCCGATTGCATGTTGGGGGTAGAGCTCTCCACACGCCACGGCTTGCCCGCGATGGTCACCACGTCTTGCGGTTGCGGCTCGAATCCGTCGAGCCCCCGCGCGGGGACATGAAGGGCCTTCACCTTGCGGATGGCGAGCGATTGGCGCTCTTCTCGATTCTCCGTGAGTGCCGACAAGGCGCAGAACACGCCCACGCCCGACGCCGTTACCGGCTCCCCCGCCGTCACCACGCCGCCCGCCGACACCTCGACGACCGTCTCACGCACGAACGAAACAGGGAACGCCAGCTCCATGACCACCTCGACGTTGACCTGCTCGAATTGCATCGAGGCCAGCGACACTATCCGGTCCTCGAAGTGAAAGCGTCCGGCTGGTCAAGGCCCAGCCCCGTGCCGAACGACTGCCCGCCCGCGACCGCGCCGCTTCCCACCAAGTCGCGAAGGGCCACGAACTGCTGCCCGTAGGTGGTGCGAAGCATGGGCTCCGACTGCTGCTCTTGCACGGCACCCGCCGCGCGCGAGAAGCTGAGACCGTGCCCCCCGCTTCGGGAAACGATGTCACCCGAAGCGAGAAGCGCGGGGTTCTGCGCCTGGTTGTTGAGATACACCGCGCAGTGGTGGGCCACGTAGTAGCCGGTGCCGATTTCCGCACGCTCCTCGAACCGCTCCCCTACGAAGAGTGCCGCATCGTTCAGGTACATCTGAACGATGTCGTCACCTACCAGGGCCTCGGTGAACTCGGGGTATCGAACGCGGAAACCGGCGACGTCCATGTGCTCACCTAGCCAGCGACAAGAACCTTGTCCATGTAGTACATGGACTTCTTGTACCGGACTTCCAGCCCGCCACAACGGGCCTCGCCCGGAACGATGACGGACAGGTTCTTGAACTGCGGGGCCTGGTAGCGCAGCGCCATGGGCACGTGGAAGACCAGGCGATCCGGGCTCTTCACGAAGAACACCACGCGGCTGTTCGACCCCGACACCGCCCCGCCCGTCGTGGCCGCGCCTGCGGTCTCCAAGCCGGGGATCGGGTAGATGTTGAGGTCGATGCCTCGCGTCGCCTTGCAGATGTTGTTCTTCTTCAAGAACTCGATGACGGTCGTGTCGCTGTAGTCGGTTCGCGCACGCGAGGTGAGCACCGTCCACGCGGCCGGGGGGACGCCGACGTCGGTCACGAAGTCGTTGTAGTTGGACGCGGCGTAGACCGCGTTCAACCCGACGTTGAGATCCGACAGGATGGTGGCGGGGGACGTCGCGGGGTTGTCCCACGCTCCCGTGACGGCCACGGCTTGCGGAACGTCGGCCGTGTTGAACAGGCCAGTCAGCCCCTTCTTCGTGTGGCCCTTGAACGCCACGACGTTGAGGAAGCGCTCCACCATCTCGCTCGCGGCGGCCAGTCGTCGCTCATTCAGTGGGCGCCGCAGGTAGGCCGTCTCGCGTAGCTCCTGGAAGGAGTAGCGGTAGCCCATCGGGATGTGCCCCACGCTGCGCGACTGCTGATCGTACTGCACATCCGCGAAGGGCATGTCGTCGCCCATGTCGGATCCGAAGTCCGCCTGGCCAACGATGTCGCCCTTCTCGTAGCGGACGTCGGTCGCCCACTCCCCCGCCTCGGACGACACGGGCAACACCTCCCGGAACAGCATGGGGATGTACTGCCTCATGTACATCTTGGCCTCGGTGTAGGCGAGCTGCGGGACCAGGAACGA